GATACATTCAATCTAATCGTCAACGGAGAAGCGTATACTCCATTGAATGAAGAACAGATAATGATTTCTGTAGGTGATGTTGTTTTATCACCTGGAGTTGATTACATTGTTTCCAACGATCAGATTGTTTTCAGCACACCACCAACTGCAGGTGTACAGTTCTTTGGAGTGGCATATGCTACTACAGCAGATCTAACCAGAACTCTTAATTATGTCATAGACAGTGGTTCCTTTCCTATGGGGAATGGTCCTAAAGGAACCATGACAGTTGATGTCACTGGAATTATTGAGTCCTGGACTATCCTTGCTGATAGCGAAGGTAACATTGAAGTTGATATTGAAAAATGTAGTTTTTCTGACTTCCCCAATTTTCAATCTATTTGCGGCACTGAACGTCCTACATTAGGAATCATAAATAGTAGCACGGCTAGAAAAAACAAAGATGACAGCCTGTCTACCTGGAACACTACCGTGAATGCAGGAGATATATTTCAATTTAAGGTGAATTATTCGATCAACATCTCGCGATGCATGGTCTCATTGAAATTGAAACTATAAATAGTATACGATATAAATAACAATAAATCGAGAGATAAACACGGAGAGTTTACATGGCACTGCTAGTAACCGACAACGGTGAAATTGATTCTCTACGTAATCTACTGAATTACAATCAGGAGATTCCTAGAAACTTAATTCTGAAGTTGTTTTGCACCAACACATTTCCAGCGGAAAGCGACACGCCTTCCCAGACAAGATATTACGAGCCCTACACCAACAACAATACGTTGGGTTATGGTTCTGCGCCCACCACAGGGTATCATCAAGTTGAAAATAATAGAACTGATCAGGATTATTCTAACCAGTATGGAATTCTGCTGAACGGAACTCGTTGGACAATTGAGACCCTACAAGCTGCTGCAGTTGCTGCTGTCGCTGGCGCTGGTACTCAAGACGAGTACACAGTCACCGTTGCTTCAAATACTGGTATTAAAAAAGGCGACTACGTAACTGGCGGCGACGTTGGTACTGGTGCTTATGTTGTCGATATCGACGGTCTAACTCTTCTATTGAGTGTCAAAAATACGGGCACCTTCACTGGACAAAACCTAGACTTCGGTGCTGGCAGAACGACTGCTTCTTATCCAGAGCAAACCTTCACGTTTGATGGTGCTGCTGGTGATGTTTATGGTTACATGCTTGTTCGTGCTAACAACATGCCTACCACAATTCACGGTGTTCTAGATGCAGGCACTGCATCCGCTGGAACAACTATCAGCAAGACTGGTATCCGTGGTACTATCGGCAATGACTATTTCGATCTTGCTGCTATTGCTAACACCACTACAATCACTGGTACTTCTGGTGAGTTCTCTGTAACTGTTGGTTCTACTGCAGGTCTTGCAGTTGGTCAGAGACTAACTGGTACTGGTGTTGCTACTGGCACAAGAATTGCTGGTATCGCAGGAACCACTGTTTATCTGACAAAGGCACTTACTGCTGCTGCTTCTGGTAACGGTTCGTTCCAAGCAGAAGTCGGTGAAGATCTAACAGTCGGTATGTCAGTCTCCCAGACTGGTACTGCTGGTGTTATCGGTGGTGCTCCTAACGGCATCGATGCTAATACCATCATCACTGGTATCGATCATCAGGTATATGTTGATGGTGTTTTGACACCAGGAGCAGTCACTGTTTATCTAAACAACGCACTGATTGACAACATTCAGCCGTCTAACAGCAATGACGAAGTTGAATTTGACTTCAGTAAGGTAACTGCAACTGGTCACGGTCTCGTCAAAGGCGATGCAGTCTACATTGACCAGGGTACTGGCAACAGCACCACAACTGCCAGCACATACACCGTATTCGATGTACTCGATGCTGACACCTTCACCACAACCAAGGCACTAGACGGCACTGGTTCACTAACTCTTTACAGCGCAATCTTCTTCGCTGAAAGATTCACGAATGGTCCATACGCGATTCAAAATGCTGGTGACCAAATCAAAGTCACCCTGAACGTCAGCCTCGACTGATATACTCAAATTGAGTTCTACATTATGGGGGGATTGCTTCACTGGCGATCCCCCTATTTTTTTAACTTGGCTGTAGTTTATGGTATTCTCCTACGCTGGTACTGGAAGAATGCCCCAGTTTGTTGCTTATGAAGCACTGGGGGTAATTTCTTACAGCTATACAGCGTCGGTACTAAACGAGTTTATTAAATTAGATTTTGGTGCAGTAGGTCTAGCATACTGGGTAATTGCAGACCACGCAAATAAAGTCATTCAAGACTATAAAGATGATCAGATAATCAATCTGACAGAAGGCAGCGGAGTTGTCAGTCAGTTTGATTACGGTAGTATTACACAAGTAGAGGGGGTAGGACAAGACGATTGGGGTCTTGTTACCGATACTTCAAACATCGAAGCGATGGGAAGGACACACTTCCATTCGCTCACTACGTGGTCTGTTATCAAGACCTGGGTTGGTACAGGAACCGTCTGGGAGATGGACGGTGGCACCAGGTACAGACTGGATGCTCCTTGGATTGGTTCGGGTACGCTGCGAGTATCCAGCACTGCCAACACTCATTATGTACCTGCGATTGCTACGGAGGGACTCCTACCCCTTCGTAGTGACACTAAAATTGCGTATGCTCCTAACTGGAATGTATTCGGCACCTTATTCAGCGGTAGCTTTGCTGGAGAGGCGGTCGTCAAGGTATTCCCAGAGGATCCTGATTATACACATATTGAACCTATTTACTTAAGTGCTGCAGAACTTCACAGCACGTATAGTACGATATATCGTGCTGCAGAATTTGTTCCAGCGAGTGGAACTGGCACGGGAAGTCAGGGCGGATTTGCTATTGGACCTCATGTTAGATTCGGTACAGTAAATTATCCTGAACTCGATGATGAGTTCTCGGAGGAGAGAAGGGTTAGATATTATGATGTAGATCTCACTAATGTTGTTAGACTTCATTTCCACATCATCAAGGGAAGTGGAAGCAATGGTGGAGAACAACCCGACAATGGCGAAGGTCTTTTTGCAGAGATTAACAAGAATAACCAATTCACCAGCAGCCAGATTTCTTGGGGTGGGAATACTAGTGACCACACTCTTACAACCAAAACTTTTACTGTAGATAAAGAATACCAAATTGATTATGCAGATATAACAGTATTTCAGAACGGTTGGAGTGGCACATATGAATACGATCATTATGGTCTCGCAGGAATAACATTCGACACTAGAGTTGGTGTTGGAGATCAACGCAATAATCTATTCAATGTTGGTGGTAATGCTAGTGTCAGCTTCAGACCCAACTGGGTTGGTTCTGGTGTCCTGTTCAACTTCAGCACTACTACATTCTCACAGACATATGATTATGTTGGTGAAGGAACTCTATTCAGTGTTTCTTCCACACAAGAAACAGTTGTCTGGGATTACAATAATTCCAGCATCGACTTCTTTACCTATGAGAACTTTGGATCGGTTGCAGAAGAACCGATCAATTCTATTACGATCCAATCGATTGCAAATGAGACAATCGAAAGTCGTGCAGGCGAAAGGATTATTGATCTAATTGTTCCTGGGTCTAGTGTTGGTTCATTCCTAGACTTCGGTACTATTCTCACTGACGGTGAGCAGACTCCCTCTACTGTCGGACTTGACTGGGGTGAGATTCTTACCAATCAGACAGATTATCCATTCGGTCTGTTCCCAATTGGTGGTACTGCTAAACAAGTATTCACTCCCAACTTTATTGGTTCAGGTGTACTGTTCTCGTTTGGAGAGGGTATTGGTAGAACCAAACCAAGATGGATTGCCTTTGTTCAGATTGGAATCTCTGGTGTTGCGAAGACAAACTTCAGTCTTCTTCACAAGGGTTCAGGCAATCTATTCAGCTTTAATAACGGCGAAGATAGCAGAGCATATGCATACAGCGGTTCAGGTGCCCTCTATGCCATCTCTGGTGCTTCCGAATCAGTTGGTGCTGACTATCCCGACTCTACAGCGTTGCTGCCTATTGCAGGCGTTGCTAGGGTCAGCTTTGCACCTAACTGGAATGGTGCAGGTGTTGCAACTCTTACAGGTGCATCAGTCGAGAGACAGACTGATAGCTACCAAGGTTCTGGAACTCTATTCAACTTCGAGACTGCTGGTGAGTCAATTACATATCATTATAGCAGCACATCCAATGCGATATTCAACTATCGTGATTATGGATCGGTCGATGATACACCGATCAATTCTATTACGATCCAGTCTATTGCTAATGAGACTATTGAGAGTCGTAAAGACGATCGAATTATTGATCTAATTGTTTCTGGATCTAGTGTTGGTCAGTTCCTAGATTCTGGTTTCATTCTTCTCAACGGCGAGAGTGCTCCACAAACTATCAGAGAAGATTATGGATCCATTATGGAATCCATCTCCCGATATGCAATGGGAGACTTCTTGTTTGAGGGCGAAGCAGATCTTGCAAGAACACGCACTCACATCGGAACTGGTAGTCTATTTGCATTCGTTGAAGGTCGCGGTAGAACCAAACCAAGATGGATTGCTAATATCCAAATTGAAGTTACTGGTAAAGGTGATACACCTAGAGCAAGAAGCTTTGTTGGAGAAGGCGTACTATTCAACCTCAACAATGGAGAAGATAGGAGATCATATGTATACAATGGTTCTGGTGCCCTCTATGCCATCTCTGGTGCTTCTGAATCGGTTGGTGCTGATTATCCCGACTCTACAGCGTTACTACCTCTTACAGGCGATGCTAGGGTCAGCTTCACGCCTAACTGGAATGGCACAGGTATTGCGACTCTCACAGGTACATCAGTTGAGAGACAGACCGATCATTACAAAGGATCGGGAACTCTATTCAACTTCGAGACTGCTGACGAGAAAGTCACATATCATTACAGCAGTACATCTAATGATATCTTTGAATATCGCAACTATGGTTCCGTTGCAGATACTCCAATTGAATCTATTACGATTCAATCTATTGCTAATGAAACCATTGAGAGTCGCAAGGACGACAGAATTATTGATCTAGTAGTAGGTGGTTCTACTTCTGGATCTTATCTGAATTATGGATTCATTCTTCTCGATGGTGAAGATGCTCCCGAGACTGTCAGAGAAGATTATGGTTCTATCATGGAATCCATCTCCCGCTACGCGATGGGAGACTTCCTGGTTGAAGGTGAAGCAGCAACAACCAGAGCACGTACTTATATTGGTTCTGGTGACATTAAGGTTAATGTCTCCACTATCGTCACCGTTCCACCGAAGTTCCTCGGATATGTAGTTGTCGATGTTACTGGCGACGTTGTAGATAGCGTTACCAAAACATTCAATGGTTCTGGTGATCTATTCAACTTTGTATCCTCTGACGAGAGTCGTACCTTTGGATATCAATCCACTGGAACTCTATATGCAGTTAATGGTGCTGCTGAAGTCTTTGGTGCTAACCCACCAGATATCACAACAAATCTACAAGTCAGTGGATCTGCAGCTGTTGCATTCGTTCCTAACTGGAATGGATCTGGTAACGTATCCATCTTCGGTCAACTGGTCGAACGTGCAGCAGTCAATCCTCCTGCTGATGGAAATCTGTTCGGATTCTCCAATGCTGACGATAGAAGAACATACAGCTACAACCAATCTTCTACCGATCTCTACGTTGATGTAGATTACGGATTCGTTGCTTCGCCTGTCATTGACTCTTGGGTCATTGCCAACCATGCATCCAAAGTCATTGAAGACTATAAGGATGACAAACTCTTTGATCTGGTCGAGAGTGGTGGCGGAGACTTCATTGATTATGGATTCATCGAGACTGCTAATCTCGCTGGTCTTCCTGGTGCAAACAATCTTCCAGATGCAACAGAAGATTATGGCACAATCATCGATCCTCAATACGAGAGATCGATCTACCCAATGGGTCATCTGTTCAAGTTCTCTGGACTTTCAGGTGGAGTCAAGGTTGTTATCAATCTGCGTCACATCGCAGTTCTTACTAAACCAACCCTCAAATTTAGTGGCGAAGCTTCAATTCGTCTTCCCAACGTCCACAGTGGGTCTGGAGTTCTATTCGCAACTACTGGTACTGCTTACGCAGAAAGAGTATCCTTCAGTCCAGATAATCTTACTGGTCTATTCGACTTTGTTGGATTTGCTGCAACCAGAAGAATTCCCAACTTCAATGGTGGTGGTACTATTACATTGGATGGTGCATCCAGCAGTGCAGTTGCATTCGCAGGATTCCAAGAGAACACTATCGTTCTACGTGGTATTGCTGGTCAGAAATACTTACCATCCTACGCTGGATCTGGATTTATCTCTACCTTGTCAGGAGCTGCAGAAGCAGTTACTGCAAGTCCAGATGATCTATTCGGTCTGTTTGACTTTGTTGGAACAGCAGCAGAGAAAGCAACCGCAGCATACGATGGATCTGGTTCACTGTTTGGACTATCTGGTGCAGTCGAAGCAGTTGCTTTTGCAGAAGAGAAGAGAAATCTTATCAAGGTCAGCGGCAACGCTGCCGAGAGATTCATCCCGAACTTCAATGGTTCTGGTACTATCTCTGCATTGTCTGGTGCTGCCGAGTCTTCCACAGCAAGTCCAGATCCATTCTTTACCCTGTTCGACTTTACTGGTCGTGGATCAGTCAGAGCAACAGTTGCCGAGTCTGGTCTTGCAATACTCACTATATCTGGAACAACCGAACCAGAAATCCTCACGTTTGCAGAGCAACCATTTGGTACTGCAACAATCTCTGGTCAAGCTGGCGAAGTATTTGTTCCCAGTTATGTTGGTTTTGGTCGAATCGCAGCACTGTCTGGAGCAGCAGAATCCCTTACTGCCAATCCTCTGGAGAGACAACTTCTGTTCTCCATGGGTGGTATTGCAGAAGAAAGATTTACTGCAGCACCTCCAGTCAAAGGAACAGAGATCAAGCTTCAGGGCGAGATTGCTACTCCTCTACGTACATTCGCAGAACAACCATTCGGGGTTGTTCCTGTCAGTGGTATTGCAGACGAAAGATTTGTCGATGTATATGGTGGATTCGGTACTCTATTCTCTGGAGGATTCACTTCAGAATCCATCACATTCAAGATTCCTCCAGTCAGAGATGGAGACATTCTCTTCCGTGGATCTGCAGTCGAAGCGATTGGATTCAATCCTCCAGATATTACAACACATGTCATTCTCTCTGGAGAGATTGCTACTCCTCTACGTACATTTGCAGAACAACCAACAGTTCGCATTGTTGTCGGCGGTACAGCGGTCGAAAGACAAACCGACGCATATCTCGGAACTGGTGCTATCTTCTCCAATGGATTCACTTCCGAGTCTATTACCAAGAGACTTCCAGAGTTCACAGCTCATCTCAATGTTACTGGTCTTGCAGAAGAGAAAGCAACATTCAGAGAGATCTTCTTTGGTTCCCTCTTCAAGTTCAGAGGATCTGCAGGTCGAGCACTACTCACGTTTGCAGAGCAACCACAGACTCTATCCAAGATTAGTGGTGTTGCTGCTACCACAAGAGCAAGAGACTTTGTTGGCGATGGCAACATTGCAACTCTGTCTGGTGCTGCAGAAGCAGCCACCTTCAATCCTCTGGAAAGAGATCTACTCTTCGATGTTACAGGCATCGCTACAGAGAGAAGAACCAATGCGTTTGTTGGTACTGGTCAGATCAGAATCTACCCAGAAGCAGCAGATATCAGGTTCACTCCGAACTGGAATGTCGAAGGTGTTATTCCTGTCAGTGGTACTGCAGTCGAGCGTGTCGCAAGAGACGAAGTTGTACGTGTCCTCATCGGTACATTCTCTGGTGCTGCCGAAGCTGTCACGTTCAACCCACTGGAGAAAGATGCACTCTTCTCCTTTACTGGTCGTGCAACTATTGCTTCTGCAGTATCGGAAGTCAAGAGAGTCGAACTGGCACTATTTGCAGAACCAGTTACAGTTCATGTTGTCGCTGTTCCTCCTGCTGGCGAAGGCACTGCAATCATCAGTGGTGTTGGCGTCGAAAGATCTGCAAGAGACTATATCGGTCAGATCAACATTGGTACATTCTCTGGTGCAGCAGAATCCCTTACTGTCAATCCTCTGGAGAGACAGCTTCTATTCTCTGCATCTGGTATTGCAACCTTACGTTCTACTCGTGCTTACGTTGGAACTGGTTCTCTATTCGCACTCAATGGTGCATCGGAATCCAGAGCAGTTACACCACCAGCAGAAGGTCTCTACGATATTGTTGGCGAAGCGAACATTGCCATCGCCCTCTCTCATGTTGGCGAAGGCAACCTATTCAGTTTCGTTACGAGCGAAGAGAAAGTTGCATACGACTATGTTGGAGAACAAGTTCTCTTCACTCTTTCTGGAGAAGCAACCGAAAGAATTGCCAATGCAGAAACTTTCTTTGGTTCTATCTTCTCGTTCTCTGGAGCAGCAGAAAGAGTTGCTTACGTACCAAGTCTGCTTGCAGATGTCAATCTTTCTGGTGTTGCTGCTACACCAAGAGCAAGAGCATTTGCTGGATCTGGAGATCTATATGCATTCGCCAATGCAGCAGAATCCAGAACAATTACTTACGAGAACGTCGCAATCTTCGACTTCCTCGGTCAGGTCAAACCTGCTATCACCAAGGCATATGTTGGCGAAGCAGAGATCAAGATTTCTGGAGAAGCACAAGAATCTTTCAACAAAGCACCTTACTCTGGTCAGACAGAAATTCAACTCTCTGGTATTGCAGCCGAGAGAACAACTGCCAACCCACCAGAAGAAGGAACAGAAATTGCAACCGATGGCGAAGCGAAAGTTCTTCGTTCCTTTGGTTACGAAGGATCTGGTCAAATCAAAGTCAATGTCGATACCATCATCGGCATTTCTCTACGTATCTTTGGTACTGGATCCATCAATGTCAGAGTACATTCCAGATACTTCCCACTACTCCAACACAGACCAGACGTTCACATCCTTCTTGAGGGTGCAGCAGCAACTGTCAAGATTGATGTTGCGCCAGCTCGTACATATGGATGGATTATCTGATGGTATAAATAACCTCGGTATCCTAAATTAATTTTAATGACTACCCAGGTACAATTTAGGCGTGGTACTACTGCCGAACATGCTCACTTTGCGGGAGCGCAGGGTGAGTTAACAATTGATACTGATAAAAATATGGCGGTTGTCCATGATGGGACAACTAATGGTGGATTTGATGTTTTTCGTGCAAGGTGGGAGTATTTAAATACAAGTGTTACACTCGGAACAAGTCTTCGATATCTCGTAGACACATCAGGAGGACCACTAAACCTAACCCTGCCGCTATATAATAATCAATTGGTTCCTAAAGCAGGAGACACGTTGGAGTTCATTGATATTAATTTTTCATGGGATACAAATAATGTAACAATCGTCGATCCAATTGGCAGACAATTCCAAAATACATTTGGAGTTGTTTCCAGTCCTTTAGTATTTGACTTGAAAGGAGCGAGAGTGCAACTAATTTGGGACGGTAACTACTGGAGAGTAATTGTATGACAATGTTTATTAGCGACAGCTATCAACAACAAGGTGGTGGGGGGACATCTGTATCTTCCAATAATTACACCCTTGGCAACGACTTTAGTATTCATGCTCTACGCAGGGATGCTGATGGAATGCTACGTTACACCAAAATTAGAAGTATTGATGACGAGACAGGTGATTTCTTTCGTTTAGATGGAAGTTCCTATCTAGATATTGCAACTGGTGCATATGACTACGTAGAAGAAACTACGGAAGAGAAGTCATATTCAAATAATCCGCAAGATAAATACCAACAGTATAGATTTGATAGTCGCAAGATTAGCTATTTTGTTGATGATGACGGATACTTTGTAATTCGTTTCAATGAAAATTATGATTATTCCACCGAAGGACCCAAATAATAAGGCAGCATAAACATGGCAGATTTCAGATTAGGCAGACTTAAGTTTAATTGGAGGGGCGATTGGCAAGTCGCAACTGCATACGTTATCGATGATATCGTAAAGTTTGGCGCAAACACCTATGTTTGTGTTTCCAACCATACGTCGGTATCAAACGAAGCGCAGTGGTATTCGGGCGATGGCGCTAGATGGCAAGTCCATACCGAAGGCATTTTCAATCGTGGAGATTGGGCAGATGCAACCTTCTACAGATTAAACGATATCGTAAAGTACGGTAACGATCAGTATCGTGTAATCGTTGCCCATACTTCCGATGGCACATTTGCATCAGCAAACTTCATCTCTTATGTCAACGGACTTAAGTTTGAAGATTCCTGGGACACCAACACCGAGTATCAATCTGGTGACATCGTAACCTTTGGTGGTTATTCTTATGTCGCTCTTGAAACCTCTACTGGGTCAGCACCAAATAATCTTGGCAGCAGCTGGGAAATTCTAACAACTGGTTTTAAAGTTGTTGGTACATGGAGTTCTTCAACAGCATACAAGCCTGGTGACGTTGTACTACTTGGTGGTAACTCATACGTTGCTAAAACAACTAATACCAATTCTACACCAGCAGATGGTTCTGCTGATTGGGACTTCGTTGTTGGTGGTTTCACATGGAGAGGTGTTTGGAGTTCGACAGAAACATATCAGCCTGGTGACGCAATCTCCAGAGCATCGAACTCTTACATCTGTGTTGCCGAGTCTACTAACAATCCTCCAGAGACAGACGTTAATGGAGATTACTGGAACTCCCTAACTCAAGGAGCTCAATCCAACGTCTTGACAGATGCTGGTGATGTTCTTTATATTTCGGGTTCTGGTGCTGCCAGACTACCCATTGGAGCTAGCGGTCAAGTTCTAACAGTTGATTCCAACGGTTATCCTGCTTGGGAAAAGAGTAATGCAACCGATCCTGTTTACTATGTTACTGTCAATGGCAGTGACCTAAACAGTGGCGAGAATATTACCAAGTCATTTGCTTCACTACGTTACGCTCTAGATAACGTTACTGGTCCTGCCACTATTTACGTTAAGGCAGGTACGTATAACGAAACTCTACCAATGTTTGTTCCCGAGAACATCTCGATCATTGGTGATAACATGAGAACTACTGTTATCAAACCAAACATTGGTGCAAATTCTTCTACACAGAAATTGACACTGGCTACAGTGCCTGATGCTGCCTTGAGAGTTATTGGCGAAACATGCACTAACGGTGCTGGCGATAAGACTGCACAAATCATCGATGTTAAAGATGGTGGCGGTACTATTGATATCATGCCTATCACTGGTGGTGACTGGACACTTTCCGATACTTTCGAGGCTGGTGTTACTGATGTAGTAATCAATCAAGTTGCACCAATTCTTAACGAGAACTCAACACTATTCTATCTGTCTAGCAGATCGATGTTGAAAGATATCGTTATGGATGGCATGGCAGGATTCGTTCCTTCAGTATCCGATCCAAAGGATATGAACACTGCAACGATTGAGGGTGTATTCGTAAGACTTAACCCTAACTCCCCAATCACCAAGTCTCCATATGTTTCGCAGTGTTCTGCGTTCTCGCAGAATGGTGTTGGTGCTATCGTTGACGGTAGTGTTCATAACAAGTATGACGGAACTGCAACTCCTTCTAACAAGTCAATCGTTTTTGACTCCTGGACTAACATCCACGAAAACGGTGGTGTAGGTTTCTGGATTACAAACAACGGCGCTGCTGAAATTGTATCCTGTTTCACATACTACTGTCACATCTCCTACACCTCTACTAGAGGCGGTAGAATCAGATCTCTTGCAGGTAACTCTTCCTGGGGTACTTACGCTATTGTATCTTCTGGTTTCAACGAAAGTGAAACTACTCTCGACGGATTTGTCGATGGTCTAGAACTGAACTATGATCTCACTACACTATCTACTACATCTTTTGACAAAGGTGAGCAGATGATTGGTGGTACATCTGGTGCTGTTGGTGAAGTTACTAGCTTCCAACCTTCTGCAGATAAGATTCTATTCCGTCCTCTCAAGGGAACATTCGTTCAGAACGAAGTCGTTACTGGTCAAGACTCTGGAGCAACGGCAACTCTTGTCAACAACTCCGATGCACAAAAAGGACAAAACGGATTTACCTTTGTTCTTGGCGGCATGACTTCTGCCCCAGATCCAGGTGGTTCGATTGAATATGTAACTGGTCCTGGTGGTGCAGGTGCTGATCAATTCACATATGTTGTTGCAAACTCTTCTTATAACGCACCAAGTGGTCGCGGCGAACTAACAGTAACTAGAGGACTTCTAGGTTCTGCTGCTGCAACTCATGATGGTTTGAGTTCAATTACCAGGTATCAAACTGGTACTGCAACGTCTCTATCTGCGCCTATTAGTAGTGCAGTAGATACAACTATCCAAGTTTCTTCCATTACTGGTATTAACACTGGTGGTTATATCATTATCGGAAACGAAATGATGGAAGTTGTTGCTTTCCCAACTGCAACATCAGTTACTGTTGTTAGAGGAGTAGAAGGAACTTCTGCTTCCACACATACATCTGGTGTAGTTGTTAGAGCACTTCAAATTAAGGTTCCTGGTCAAACTACAACTGCAAGAGACCTAACTGCTAGTGATACAATCATCTTGGTTGAGACTGCAACTGGTACTCTATCAGCTGATTTCATTAAGATTGATAATGAGTTCATGCAAGTTGCTCAATCTGCAACAATTACAACTGGTACTGTTACCATTGTTCTTGCAGAAACAAAACCAACTCCTTCGTTTGATCGTCAATCAACTAGAGTTAGGTATCTCTATTCACAAGTTAGACTAACTGGTCATGACTTCCTAGATATCGGTACTGGTAATAAGACACAAACTAACTGGCCTGGTCTGCCACTTTCGGCACCTGCACCTGGCAACGAAGTTACTGAAGATTTCCCAGGTCGTGTATTCTATGTTTCAACTGACCAAGATGGTAACTTTACCGTTGGTCGTTACTTTAAGGTTAACCAGTCAACTGGTAGCACAACCTTGAATGCATCGTCCTTCGATCTTTCTGGTCTATCATCCTTGAGACTCGGTTCTATCGGTGCTCAAATTGGTGAATCAATTGATGAATTCTCCAGCGACGTTACACTGTCCGCTAATAGTAACGCTAAAGTTCCTACACAGAAGGCAGTCAAGACTTACGTTGATACCAAAACGAAGACGAAAGGCTTCACTTTCTGGGCGGGAGCAATGTGATCCCCACTTTATAAATATTACAGATAAACTACGACATTCGGAACATTTAAGGAGTAATCAACATGGCTTCTGGCATCCTGGGGACACAAGCTTCCCTTTCAGCTAACACACTAACTACAGTTTACACAGTCCCTGCATCAACTGTTGCATACGTAAACTTCAACATCGTCAACACCAACGCTACAGCTGTTAGCGTTCGTGTTGCTATTTCTGCTACTGGAACTCCAACTGGTGCAGAATACATTGAGTATAATGCAGAAATTGCAGGATACGGAATTCTGGAGAGAACTGGTATTGCGTTGCAATCAACCAAGAACCTCGTGGTACTTTCTGATACCGCGAACGTCAGCGTTTCGGCGTATGGCGTAGAAGAAGAGGCTTGATAAATAATCCAAAGGAGTTATAAGAACAATGGGACGCAACCTATCACAAGTTATCTCACAAAGATACACAGTAGCAATTACCGCAGATCATGATATTCTTTCAGGAGAAATCCTTCTGATTGATACTGTAGCTGGTACAGAACTCACACTTACTCTTCCTGCTAATCCATCTGCAGGTGATCGTGTCAATCTAATTGATGCAGCTGGTCAGTGCGGAACAACGAAAGCAATTATTGCTAGAAATGGTAATAAAATTGCCAACCTGGCAGAAGACCTAGATTTTGATATTAAGAATGCATCACTTGAACTAATCTACACTGGATCTTCTTACGGTTGGTCGATCCTTTCTAACTAATACTAATAGGGAGGTATTGACAGATGTCTAGTTTAAGAGATCTACTGGATGTTGCCACAACAGATGGCATTCCAGTAGCAACGTATTACGGTCCACAAAACGCTCACCAGATCTACTGGCGTGGTGGACATTGTTGGTACTACGAGAGTAGTCACAATTATAATTGGGCAACCTATAACTGGTGTGTTCCCTCTTGCTGTGTCTGTAAGGTACAGTTTGAAATCTGGGGCGGCGGTGGAGGCGGCGGCGGTTCATGCTGCTGTATGTCTGGTGTCAATGGTTATTCTGGTCAATACAACAAATTTACTGTTTGTGCTGCAACAGAAGGTGTAACCAAATTAGATAATTGTTGCTACGTATTGTGTGCTGGTACTATTACCTGTAGACACCCTGGCAACGGTGGTTTTGATGGTTGCAAATCATATGTTGTCGGTCCTGGTCTTGATAACTTCTGCGCTTGCGGTGGTTGTCACGGTTATTCTTGCTGCTTTGGTGGCGGTTCCTCTAGATGGGGTTGTCGCTTTAGAGCGAACTGGCAGACAGGAAATCCACATTGCAGATGGCAATGTGATAAGTCTGATGATCAATACAGTGAGTCCCGTACCAAGCGCGATGCTGCTTGCGATCTTGGTCGCGAATACTGGGGCAACGTTGGTTCATATAACCAGATGGACTGCCAAGAGTGTGGTAACTGGTGTATGATGAAACACTCCTCACCAACTTCCCCTTACCTAGATGGTAAGTTCGGTACATTCAATCACCAAAGACACCATTCTATGGCTACTTGTGGTAGAACTGAAACATCTTGGTTGGTAGGTAATAATGGTGGTCTCTCGTCTGATTGCTTCAGAAACGGTCCTCCTGGTCACGGTGGATTCTCCTCCGACACATTTGGTGGCGGTTGCTGTTGCTCCTCTGAAGGCGCTGCAGGTCTAGTTAAAGTTACATGGTTCTGCAAGGTATAAACTAATGGCAAATTTACGAGGTCTCCTAGGAAAGGAATTCGATTCTACTGTTCTAGAAACTGCTGGGCAATTCGGTAGTTACGAAAAAATTAGAGATGGTAAAGTTTATAACTTTGCACCTTACTGTAATTTAAATTGCGATAACAATTATCGTGGTTACTGTCAAGAGTATTGGTGTGTACCTTGCGGTACTACACAGCTTACTTTTGAGATGTGGGGCGGTGGTGGATCTGGTGGTGGCGCTTGCTGCTGTCAACAGGGTATGCCTGGTGGATCAGGTGCTTATACCAGAAAAACTATCACTAGTGCAGATGGTTATGGTGACATGGGTGGATGGTGCTTCTTCTTGAAAGTTGCAGAACCTACTTGCTGCTCACAGTGTTGTGTTGGTATTCAAGGTTGTAAGTCTTACATTTGTGGTAAAAATAGTGCCGCACAATCTGCTATTGGTTCTAACTTCTGTGCAGACGGTGGACTACCTGGCAAGACTTGCTGTTATGCATACTGGGATACTAATTTCAGATGCCAAGATAGAGTTTACTGGACAGGTTGTGGTGGATACGATCCTGCTACTGATGGTCCTAACGCCTATGGCGGTGATGAGAACATTAAAGGACATCCAGGATTTTTCAGAACGTACAATACATCCAGCAACTGCTGGGCGAAAATGGGATTGGCTTACCCACCCCGTTTGTTTGATAACGAAGGTGGTCACATGATTTCCAACGTTAAAGGAAATGCTTGCATTAATGATGGCACTTTCTGTCAAGGAACTACCCCATGGGCGTTTGGTTCTGGATGCAATGCTACACTACCTGGTGTAGGTGGTCCTTCATCAACATCTTGTGGTGGTGGTTGCTGTTATGGACACAGAGGACATGGTGGATTGATTAAAATTACCTATTGTTCTTGCTGGATGGGAGTCAATCGTGACTGTGCATACCACTTCTGTAACTAATATCTAAATAGCATATAACAAGGAAAAGTACCGATGCCTAACTCAAATTTACGCGATCTGCTCGGGATTGTAACAACTGACTCAATCAAAGGTTTAGCATCGTCCGATGCTACAACTAAACTACCAGCATATCCTAGTCAAGGAATGCGAACAATGTACATCACGGCACAGTGTGGTGCTACTTGTGATGATTGGACGAGTAACTATAGTTACTATGACTATCCTGATTGGAAAGTTCCTGCCAATACCGACCAAATCATTTTTGAGATTTGGGGTGCTGGTGGTGGCGGCGGCGATGGTTGTTGCTGTACTCGTGGCGTACCTGGTTCTTCTGGTGCTTATGCATACAAGGTACTATCTGGTTCTGACGTAGTTACTGGCTGTTCCTATGCTTTGGACATTGGTCAGGGTGGTAGATCAAGGCAGGGTCCTGCTTGTGGTCAGCCAGGTAACAAAACTTCTATTATTGGATACGGTCTATCCAATTTCTGTGCAGACGGTGGATATGGAGGTTGCTCTTGCTGCTACATGTGTTGCTGTACTTGGGGTACGCTATGTAACGTATGCTGTAATGGTCCTTGCGCTTCTTATTATGGTGCTAGTGGCGGTGCATACGGCAATCCAGGTGCTGGTACAATGTGGTGTCAAGACAATCACTGCTGGAACAAGCAACACATTCCTTATCCAGGCGGTCTAGTTAATGGTAAAGGTGGTTGGTTGCCTGGTACACAGTGTGCTAATACTGGATGTGGATATTGTCTCAATCACTGGGCAACAGCTCAACTTGGTTGGGGTGGAGGTTACACCGAAAGAAACTATGTTCCTGGCGTTGGCGGTGCTTCTGCATGGGTTTGTGGTGGCGGATGCTGCCGTGGTCAGCATGGAAGCCCTGGTATGATTCGCATTTCATACAGACAATCCGAACGCGGATATTGATTCAATAGTTTATAAATAATACAGCAAAGAAAACCAAGGATTAAATAAGAGATTACTACCATGGCGAACATTTCAAAACCACTAACTTATAACTTGCCTGACGAGTACACCAAGCAAACTAGTGATCTTGGTCTTACGGCAGAATTCACCTACAAAGGTCCAGAGTTTCTCTGGGTTTTTGTAAATGGTGAGACAGGTGCTCTTCAAGGACAACAATCGTTCATTGCTACTACAAATCCTACAAAGGACGCAGAGCAGGCTAATGTACGTGCAGGTCTAGATCAGAAAGCAGTTCTTCTTCGTCCTAATACAGACGGAACAGATCTTCTACTAGCATCAATTCTAATTGGACAAGATACTGGCAAAGCAGCTGGTTATCCACAGAAAGAATACGCATTCCCTGCTGGTCATGCAAGAGCTGGTGAAGTATATTACGAGCGTCCCGATCCCCAGCAACCAAACCATACTTACGCAGTAGAAGAGATCATGTATGATCTCGCAAATGATTCCTGGGTTACTCCTTTCCCTTGGTTCAAGCCTTGGATGACTGAAGAGTTCCATAAGGAAGCAAGAGACGCTGCTCTCGAAGGCAATAAGGTGTTCTATGCAGAGATCAAAGGTAATATGACTGCTGATCAGATCGCAGCTGCTGATGCATGGATCGCTGCAATGGAAAATCTCTACACCGATTTTGCTGGTGTCGAACCATTCATGATTCCATTCCCCGAAAACCCCTTGGGAGAATTGATTGAAGATTACGACTACAACGTAGATCCTGATAATCGTTTGGATGACGCAAAAACTGACGGCGCTGTCTGATTAGTTTTGTGGTATAATCAGAGGGTCTTCGGACCCTCTTTTTTTATGTTCGCAAAACCCCCCTGGAGACCTCACCTAAATAAAGTATATAAATCATTAGCAACTGATTATGAGACCTAAATCATTTTTTGTCAATGGTGGTGCTGGACGTGTGCTTTGTTCAATACCTGCATTTGAGAAATATCAAGAGGAACATCCCGACGAGGATTTCCTAATTATCTGTGAAGGAGGTACAGACTTCTTCAAAGGTCATCCAACACTTTACGGCAAAGTGTATGACCACTGGCACAAGAATATCTTTCGAGATAAACTAATTAGTACAGATGTTAAAACACCTGAACCATACAGGGTTTGGGAATACTACAATCAAAAATGTAATCTATCCCAAGCATTTGATATTGAGATCAATGGGAAAGGTGTAAGAGAATTACCCAAGCCAACTATCAAACTTTCCAAAGACGAACAAGTAAATGGAAAGTTTATTGTTGCAGAAGTAAGGCAAAAAACAAACAAGAAAAAAACAGTTGTATTCCAACCTTTTGGTAGAGGAGTTCAGACTGCTGGGAATATCATTACCGATTCTTCTGGAAGAAGTTTTGAGTTTAAAAATGTTGTTTCCATTCTCAAACGTTTGCAGAAAAAGTATTCTGTAATTTTGATGTCAGAGTTTGGATTTGACTTCGAGAAAGAAGGATTGAGAGATACTGTTTCTTTTCCTGCTGGACAAAATGTTCCTCTACGAGGATGGGCGGGCATTATTAAAGAAGCAGATCTATTTCTAGGATGTGATTCAGTTGGTCAGCATATTGCATATTCTGTAGGAACACCTGTAGTTGCTGTTATGGGATCTACTTTTGGTGTCAACGTTTCATATCCAGACCATGAGAAAGTAGATGTTCTTGATATGGGTGAAGGGTTGAGATTGTATGACCCTATTCGTGTATGTCCCGATGAAGAATCTGCACGAGTGAATGACGGCATCATGGCAATGAATGATAAAGTCGAAGAAGTCATCATGAAGTCTGTTGATAAAATGATGAACAGGTATTACACCAAACCAGATATGGATATTGTTTTACCAGAATCTTATGGTGGTCCTCAAGGAGGATGCCCGACTTGTCCACCAGACGCACCAGTATCAGCGCCAAAGCAGCAAGGCATGGGTCCAATTGAATTGGAAGCTGCATCAAATGGAGTAAAGATCCCCTCACTAGAACCTAGTAAGAAAGGATTCTCTCAAAATGTAAAAATTAATTGAGGTTATAATGTCTGTTATTGTTTCGGTTGCCCGTGGTCACAACGGAAGTACAACTTTATTGGTTGACGGTAAGGTAGTATTTTATCTAGAAGAAGAGAGACTATCTAGATTTAAGTATGATGGATCTCCTCTACTTGGTATACAAAAAGTATTTGATTATGTAGATCATATTGATCATCTAGTAATTTGCCACACTCACCGTCATGGTCCAGTCCTTGATTGGTCTGGTGAAGATGCATATAAAGGATGGGCAAGAAAACTAGCTAGGAAAAAATTTGAGTTCCAAACTCATGAAATCGATACCGTCCACCACGAGATGCATGCTGCATGTGGTTTCTATAACTCTGGGTTTGAAACTGCTGCTTGTGTAATTGCTGATGGTGCTGGTAGTTTCCTACAGATTGGAGATATTCAAGACACTTGCTATGAGTTTGAAACTATTTTCAATGCATCATATCCTGGTGATTTTGATACTGTCTACAAGCATGTAGGCACAAAACAATCAATTGGTATGTCGGAACCAGAAGATAATATCTTCGTTACCGAGTACCCTGGTCATACTAAAATGTATGAAGCAGTAACACAATATTGTGGATTCCCCGCCATTGAGGCAGGTAAGCTCATGGGTCTTGCTCCATACGGCAAACCTAATGAAGACCTACCATCATTCTTCAATGGCGAGTGGGGTAATCGAAATCTGATCATCCCTACTTATCCCAACGCAGCAATGCTTAATGTTTCTCGTTATGATATTCTTAAAGAGGACGTTAAAAATCATGTTCAAGGTGAGTATACAGATGTTCAAAAGGATCTCGCTTACAAGATTCAGGAACAAACTTCCGATCGTATGGTTCAGTTAATTAAAAAAGCACATGAGTTAACTGGTGAAAAGAACATTGTAATTTGTGGCGGTTACGGTCTCAACTGCGTTGCAAACTACAAGTATTGGAAGGAGTTTCCTGATCTCAATATCTACTGTGAGCCTATCTCACATGACGGTGGTACTTCTATTGGTGGAGCGAAATATGTCTACAACAAGCTGAAGGAAACTGAAAAACCTAGTAAGCAAGAGTCTGTTTACTATGGTCCTCAATATGATCCTACTGGTTATATGGCAGACCTAGAAGGTCTGGAAGTTACCGACACTTCATATGATGATGTTGCTAAACTAATTCGTGAAGGTACTATCGTAACCATCTACCAGGGTCGTTCTGAAGGAGGTCCACGAGCACTTGGCAACAGATCTATTCTGTTTGATCCTACTGTCAAAGATGGTAAAGATCATGTTAATGCAGTCAAGCACCGTGAATGGTTCCGACCATTTGCTTGCTCCATTAAGAAAGAAGCAGTTCATGACTGGTTTGATCTAGCAGGTCGTGATGAGACACCTCACATGATGTATGCAGTCAAGTGTCATGATGGTGTAGAAGAAAAGATTCCTTCTGTTATCCACGTTGATAACACTTGCAGAATCCAGACAGTTACTCCAGAACAGAATGAACACTACTACAATCTCATTGATGCATTCGATAAGATTGCGGGTGTACCTATTCTGTTTAACACTTCTTTTAATCTTGGTGGAGACCCGCTGGTTGAGACAATCGAAGATGCAGTCAACACTTTGAATAATAGTGATATTGAATGGATGTATCTTCCAGAAATTCAGAAGCTTGTTCATGTACCAAACGAATGAAAATATCTTTCGTAAACGGATGTTTTGATGTGCTCCACCCAGGACACATCGAACTTCTAAAGTACGCTAGGTCTTTCGGAGACTACCTCATTGTTGCTATTGATTCCGACAGGAAGGTAGCAGAAATGAAAGGTCCCGAGAGACCTATTTTTTCGCAATCTGATAGACGGTTGATGCTAGATGCAATAAGATATGTTGATGTGGTTCATGTGTTTGATACCAAACAAGAACTAGAGGAGTTGCTGGAATCGATCAAACCTGATACAATGGTGGTCGGTTCCGACTGGAAAGGAAAAGAAGTAGTAGGTTCACACTATGCAAAATCAGTTCGGTTTTTTGATCGACAAGGAGAATTCTCCACAACCCAAACAATTCAAGGTACTCCTTATCGGTGATACCTGTACCGACAAGTATGTGTATGGTACAGTCACCAGAATCAGTCCTGAAGCACCAGTACCAGTCATGGTATACGATCGGGTAGAGACTGCCAAAGGCATGGCTTATAACGTCAGAGAGAACCTGATGTCTTTTGGTGATGAGGTTTATATGATGACCCATGAGTCTCCTATCACAAAGACTCGATATGTAGACTCCAAGTCTAACCAACAGATCATGCGGTTAGATGAAAATGATACAGCAGAAGATTTTGGATGGGAATTACCAGAAGAAAAATTTGATGTTATGGTCATCTCTGACTACAACAAAGGATTCCTCTCCGAAGAAAAGATTCAAGAACTGGTAGATTGGTTTAAAGGTCCTATTTTTATAGATAGCAAAAAGACCAAGCTACCTGAAAAATGTTATATCAAAATTAATGATCGAGAAGCACAGAAATTAGAAGGAGATTATCCCAATCTAATTGTAACCAAAGGATCACAAGGATGTACTTATGATGGTATGTCTTTCCCTGGTGTTAATGTACCTGTATTTGATGTAGCAGGTGCTGGTGATACATTTCTAGCAACATTAGTTCATTTTTATTTGCTTTTAGGAACTATTGATCGTGCTATTCCCTATGCAAATAAAGCAGCTGCAATTGCCGTCACTCATTTCGGCACCTATGTCCTATCTCAAGATGATGTAAATGAAATACGTTGTTGATATTGATAACACTATCTGCACACCAACCGTGGGTAGAAACTATGAAGATGCCCAACCTTGGCATACTAGAATTGATAAAATAAATAAGCTGTATGATGAAGGTCATACAATCGTATACTTTACCGCCAGAGGAATGGGTAGGTTTGATGGAGATCCTGATGCTGCATGGAAAGCATCTCGACTTTTAACAGACCTAACCAGAGAACAATTAAATACTTGGGGATGTAAGTATCATGATTTGATACTAGGAAAACCACACGCTGATTATTTTATTGATGATAAAGGAATTAACTCTAATGACTTCTTTTAAACACGTACCTAAAGGTTGGGGATATGAAAAGTGGATTGTCAATAATGACAAATACTGTGGAAAACTTTTATTCTTTGAGCCAGGAAAGAAATGTTCTTGGCACTATCATGAGTTAAAAGAAGAAACATTCTATATCCACTCTGGAAAGATACAACTAGTATATGGATATGAGGATGACTTTACTGACGCAGACACAGTAATATTAAAACCTGGAGACAAATTTGAAGTCCCCAGGTTATTGCGTCATCAGATGTTAGGTCTAGAAGAGACAGAGATGTATGAGTTCTCTACAACACACTTTGATTCTGATTCTTATCGAGTAGTGAAAGGTGACTGATGTACGTCTCAATTGAGATGAACTCTTTGTTCTCCCATTTAAAATTAGCAACAGTATTGTATTGATACTTGTCCTTCAAATGTTCGGGGAAGGGGATCTCTTTGATCTCTGCCCCGAATTTTTTTGCGATAATTTCTGCTACCTGTCGGAATGAATAACATCTACCAGATCCAAGATCGTAGATACCAGACTCTTCTCCATTGTTATCTACAATATCTACAATATCATCTACCCATACAAAGTCTCGGAACATCTTTTCCGATCCCTCAAAGATTTCAATCACACCGTTCTGCACTGCTTGCTCTGTGAATTTACTGATTGGGCTGCGTTGATTACCTTTATGTTCTTCGCCTAAACCATACACATTGAAGAATCTAAATCCTTGAATAAGATCAAACCTTTTAATATTTTCAGACACCCATAGATCTACAGCTACCTTTGACTTTGCATACAGATTAAGAGGATCCATACTACCATCATGCTTGTTACCATACACAGAAGCAGATGAAGCGTACTTAACTGGGATGCCATACTCGATAGCAATCTCAAATAATCTAATAGAAAACTCTACGTTGAAGCAATTAAGTCTTTCTTCATCAGTGCATGTTGTAGATGAGATAGCTCCCATGTGAATAATTTCATCAATGTCTCCCCACCCACGAAAGTTCTCAAGCATTGCCCATGCATTATAATCTTCTACACCGATAAATGGTTTATGTTTTTCTGCAAACTTCTTGCCAATAAATCCATTGCACCCAGTAATCAGTTTAGGCATAGTATTGTAGACAGGTATAAATAAGTATAACACAGAAGGACTATAGCGACAACCAGATGTCTAATCCCACCTTTGGATATTTAGCGTCTCTTGTAACACCCCTAAAAACGAGAGTCGCATTACACACTGCAGACGCAGGCAAGGTCGTAGAGGGTAAACTTGTCATTACACATAAAGACCCTTATCCTGTTAGGGTTAGGATCGGTGTATCCACTGGTGGAGTTCTTGACTTCAATCCAGAAAATTATATTCTCTATGATTATGAAATTGGTGAAGGTGAAAGTTATGAAAGTGACACGATCTACTATGGTAACAATCAGACTCTAGTTGTCTGGTCAACATGTGCGAGCACTACGTTTGTCTTGCACGGTCAGATTAAAACTGACCCAACTGATACTGGATTTGTAGCAGCAGCAATGCTAAATCCTGTAAAAACAAATAAAACAATCTACTCTGTACCAACAGGCGAAGAAGCTCTATTGAGTTTGTTTGTTGCTAACCAAAGTTCTAGCAACGCAAGATTTAGAATTGCTATTGTTGATTCTAGTGTTGCACCTACGGTTACTTCAGACCAATACATTGAGTACAATCAAGATCTATTACCAAGAGTTTCTTATCAAAGAAAAGATATCAAGGTAAGAGGTGATCAAAGTATCATAGCATACTCTGATAACCCAGATGTTTCTATTTCAGTTTATGCAAAATTTAACTACAGTGTAGTTGATACTGACTTCACAATTGGTGGTCAGTTAACTGTTGGTGGTGCAGCAATTCTGCAAGACACTTTAGAAGTAAGGCAGACAGCAACACTCAAAGAAACTCTGAATGCAGAGAAAGAAGTTACGATTGGTACTGATGCTGTACCAGCCAATCTGACAGTGAAAGGTGATGTTGCTGTTGGATCTGTA